GGATGACTTTTATTCTTACTGTGCTAAAAAAATTAGACAACTAATGAAAGTGTTTCCCTGTGTGGAGATCGCCTTAGACGCCCAAGGAGGCGGTATAGCGGTCATGGAGGCTTTACATGACAAGGACAAGATAGGAGAAGGCGAAGTCGCTATATGGCCCACCATAGAAGACAAGGAGAAGGATACTGACGATAAGTCTGGACTACACATACTTAAGCTTTGTCAATTTGCTAGAGCTGATTGGTTAGCAGAAGCTAATCATGGCTTAAGAAAAGACTTTGAAGATAAAGTTATGCTTTTACCATTTTTTGATTCTGCGAGTATTGGATTATCTATTGAAGAGGATAAAGCTGCTGGTAGAAAGTATGATACATTAGAAGATTGTGTTATGGAGATTGAAGAATTAAAAGATGAATTGTCTATGATTGTGATGACACAAACATCAACTGGTCGTGAACGATGGGATACGCCAGAAGTAAAAGTTGCAGCAGGAAAGAAAAGCAGATTAAGAAAAGACCGTTATTCATCTTTGATTATGGCCAACATGTCCGCCAGAGCTTTGTCAGTTGAAAAAGAGATTATAGAGTACGGTGCCATTGGAGGCTTTGCTGTTTCAGAAGGTGAGAGAGAGCCAAACAACGATAAGATGTTTTATGGTCCGTCTTGGTTCACTGAAAAAATGCAAAATATTTATTGATTGTGTATAATCTAATTGACAGTGCTATTACCAATACTATTACTTGGAGAACAATATAAATGTCCGATTCCTTATATAAAACATGGGATAGTGATTCGCAGAAAGAGCAAGCATATGCGGCCACTTCAGATAATGTAGAAGCTTATGATGGAATTCAAAAAGCCGTTGCTTATGGTCGCAGAACTAGCTATATAGACATTGAGCCTAATCGTTCGGTAAGAACTGGGTTTCTCCGAGAAGATTATGATAATTTCCGGCCTGGCGAGTCGGTATCTAATTATCAAAAACGAATTATGAAGATGTGTATGCAGGCTTATGATAAAGTCGGCATTGTAAGAAATGTTATTGATTTAATGAGTGACTTTGCTGCACAGGGTTTAACAATTGTACATCCAAACAAAAATGTTGAGAAGTTTTATCGTAAGTGGTTTTTACAAGTCAATGGCACTGATAGATCTGAAAGATTTTTAAATTATCTCTATCGTTGTGGTAATGTTGTAGTAAAGAGAAGAAATGCCAAGCTCAATCCCCAGAAAGAAAAAGAGTTACGAAGAACTGCTGGAAACGATATAGTAATTAAAAACATTAAGGTTGACAAGAGGGTAGTGCCTTGGACGTATGATTTCTTAAATCCTTTAGCGGTTGATATTCAAGATTATGGTGGACAAGTTGTTGGTAAGCCTGAATTTGTTTTAAATATGTCTAAAATGACTTATGAGTCATTAGTCAAAAGTTCAACCAAAAACCAAACAGTATTTAAGACGCTACCCAATGATTTACAAAAAAGACTTCATGATGGAGATCGTAAAGTTCCATTAAGTCCTGATGATGTTGGGTTCTACTATTATAAAAAGGACGATTGGTTGTTATGGGCCAATCCAATGATTTATGCAATCTTGGATGACATTATTATGCTTGAAAAGATGAAGCTTGCAGATTTAGCTGCACTAGATGGTGCTATTTCTAATGTTCGATTATGGACCGTTGGTGATTTAGAACATAAGATTATCCCCACCAAGGCTGCTATTAATAAGCTGAGAGATATTTTGGCAAGTAATGTTGGTGGTGGTACTATGGACTTAGTATGGGGTCCAGAGTTAAACTTTACAGAAAGTAATTCCCAAGTGTATAAGTTCTTGGGATCTGAAAAGTATCAGCCAGTATTAACTAGTATTTATGCTGGATTAGGTATTCCCCCCACTTTAACTGGTGCTAGTAGCAGTGGTGGCTATACAAATAACTATGTTTCTTTAAAGACATTAATCGAGAGACTTGAATATGGTCGTGATGTATTGTCTCAATTCTGGAGACATGAGATTGAATTAGTTAGAAAGGCTATGGGCTTTAGGTATCCCGCCGAAATACATTTCGATTCTATTGTTCTTTCTGATGAAGCTGCTGAAAAGAACTTACTTATTCAATTGGCAGATAGGGATATTATCTCTCATGAAACTCTATTGGAAAGATTTAGGGAAATGCCGGGTATTGAGAAGGTTAGAGTAAGACGGGAAGAAAAAGATAGAAGGGATGATGTTTTACCAGACAAAGCTAGCCCTTATCATAATCCACAACATAGAGAAGATATTGCTAAAATCGCTTTAACTAAAGATAAGTTATCTGATGAATATCTCGATGATATGGGTTTACCAGTTTCAAATGATGAAACTCCAGAACCGCAACAAGAACCAACTAAGGAAGTACCAGAAGAACAAGAGGATAATAATGATCCTATTAATCCAGTTGGTAGACCTTTCTTTTCCAGAGACAGTACTAAAAGAAAACAGAAAAGGGTGTTACCTAAATCTGGTTCTCCGACAGCTTCTGTATTATGGGCGGTACAGGCTCAAGATCAAATAGCAGATATATTATCTCCTATTGCATTATCTCATTTCAATAAAAAGAATATGCGTAGCTTAAGTAAGGCTGAAATGTCCCAAGTAGACTACTTAAAGTTATGTATATTAACTGGTATGAAGCCTTATATGGATATTACATCCGATATGGTTAAAGAGTTACTTGATTCTGGTTCTCAGCCTTCTCAAGCATTTACTAATATGGTTCAGGATGAGGTTGAATCTTTCAAAACTTCTAATAATAGAATGCCTAATTCATCTGAATTAAAGTATATTAATGCGACGGTATTTGTTTCTATGATCGATTTAGAGCAATAAATTCGCATATATAACACTTTTTGTGTATTACGATCTGGAGGTTACAATATGAATATATATCAATCAGAAATAGATGATGGCTTACGCGATCAAGTATTATCTAATAATACGGTTGCTTGGGATATTGTTGCGGAATCGTTTACACCAGAAATCAATATGAAATCTTCAGCATTAGAAAAAATTATTGCTGAAAATAAAGAACAAATTGATTTGTACTACTTAAGATCTATTATAGTCAGTAGTGGATGGAATAAAAACGACGATGTATTTCATCCTCAAGAATTATGGGACGCGAGAAATACTCCAGAGGATAAACCCTTTAACTTTATGCACGACGAGCGGGATATTATAGGTCATATTACTGGTAATACAGTAGTTGACAAAGAAGGGAATGAGATTGCGTCTGACGAAGAACTTCCTGATGCATTTAACATTTTAACAACAGCGGTGGTTTATACAGAATGGAGCGACAGCTCTCAGCGAGATCGTATGAAAAAGATTGTAGCTGAGATCGAAGAAGGTAAATGGTTTGTTTCTATGGAATGTTTATTCCCCGATTTTGACTATGCTCTTATCGGAGAAGATGGTCGTACTGAAGTTGTTGCTCGCGATGAGGCTTCTGCTTTCTTAACGAAGCATTTAAGGGCTTATGGCGGTGATGGTCAATACGACAACTATAGAGTTGGCAGATTATTAAGAAACTTATCGTTCTCTGGTAAAGGCTTAGTTTCCAAACCTGCTAATCCTAATAGTATTATACTAGATAGGACCGGATCTTTAGATAGTGATAACACTACTTATGCTAAAGAATTTACATTAACTCAATCTATATCCTATTTTAAGGAGAGAGAAATGTCAGATAGTCACGAAAAGCAGATTGATGATCTGCGAGCTGAATTAGCAGAAGCTAAAGCTGCTAATGAAGCATTGCAAGAAAAGGTTGCTGCTGAGCAGCAAGCTGAATTTGATGCCAAAATTGCTACTTTTGAAGCAACTCTTGCTGAAAAAGATGAGCAGATTTCTGGTTTCGAAACCCAGATCTCAGAAGCCGAAGCTAAAATTGCTGAACAAGCTGAAGCAATTAAGAACGGTGAAAAAGATATGGAAGACAAGATGAAAGAACTGCGAGAAATGAAGAAGAAAGAAGCTATGATGAAGCGTAAAGCACAGCTTGCAGAAGCTGGGTTTGATGCTGATGAAGCAACCGCAACCGTAGAGCAGTTCGATACTATGGATGATGATACTTTTGATCAGGTAGTCGCCTTGATGAAGAAGAGAGGCAAGCACACTCCTGAGCATAAAGAAGAAGAAGCTGCGGTTGCTCCGAAGGAGAAAGCCGTAAAAGATGAAACCAAAGCAGATGAAACTGTTTTAGAAGAAGAGGTAGAAACTTCAGAAGCTTCCGAAACTGATCTTGAGTCAGTCGAAGAAACCGAAGAAGTGGCTATTGCAGAGGCTGTCGGTGAAGATGATCCAGCCGAATCTCTGCGGGCACAAGCTAGTGAATGGCTTGGTTCTGTTTTACAGTCTGTCCCGAAAGACGACAAGTAATTAATTTTTTAAATTAACAAAGGAGATTCAATAATGGCTCTTAAAACTGATAGAAGTACGCTCCAAACTGACATTTCGTTCTTTCTGAACGAAGCTGCTACTAGAGGCGGTATCGCTTCTTTGAGTACTGGCGGTTCAGGTGCAGCTATGGACCAAGGTGCTGCCCTGGTTACTTATGCTGCAAATCCTTCTGGTAAAATTCCTGTTGGTTTACTGTTGAACGATATGGTTAATATTGACCTGACTCGTCAGCATCTGAATCAGCACAAAGATGAAGTACAGAAGGGCGGTAAGGTTACCTTACTGCAAAAGGGCACTGTAGTTACCAGTAATCTTTTGGGAACTCCAAGTGCGGGTAATCTCGCTTATCTGGCTCATAGTGGAAACATTGCTGCTAGCTGGGTAGGTAGTGACAGCAGCGACCATACTGGTAGTGCTAAGGTTGTTGGACGGTTCTTAAGTGGTGTTGATGAAGATGGATACGCTAAAGTGTATATTGATCTTCCAAATACTGCTCGACCTTCCGGTGGCCAGGTTGCTGAATAAACTAGTATCTTAACTAACTGAATCTACTCAAAGGAGAAATTTATAATGGCTAGTAAAAATAGACCTTCAGAAGAATTTATTGAACTGCTCCGACGATCCGGCAGTTCCGACCGAGCGGTTGCACAAGTCGCTCAACGGGAAATTGCTAAGGCGTTGGAAGTTCCGATTAGAAAAGGTGTGCTTTTTGGTGATATTGTAACATCAATTTATGAAGCAATGCCACTGGAACCAGGTGCTACTCCAGAATTTCCTCTGGACTTGTTAGCTCCTGGCACTGAAACCGATCATGTGGCTTATACGAATCCTGGTAATGGCCGGATTCCTGAGCGACATGTCGAAGGCGATTACGTCATGGTTAACACTTACGGTATCTCAAGCTCGATTGATTTCTTGCTGAAGTATGCTCGTAGTGCTAACTGGAACGTAGTTGCTCGTGCCATGCAGGTGTTGGAATCTTCATTCGTTAAGAAGATTAACGATGATGGTTGGCACACGCTGTTGGCTGCTGCTGTAGACCGTAATATCTTGGTTTATGATGCAGATGCTGCTGCTGGTCAGTTTACCAAACGACTGATTAGCTTACTGAAGACGGTTATGCGACGTAACGGTGGCGGTAACTCTGCTACTGCTCCTGGTCGTTTGACCGATTTGTATTGCTCGCCTGAAGCAATTGAAGACATTCGTAACTGGGGTGTTGATCAGTTGGATGAAGTTTCTCGACGAGAAATTTACACTTCTACTGACGATGGTCCTGCGATTACAAGAGTGTTTGGTGTTAACCTGCACGATGTCTTCGAATTTGGTGATGGTCAGGAATACCAGACTTACTTCACTAGTGATTTGAGTGGTTCACTCGCATCTAGTGATGTTGAGTTGGTTATTGGCCTCGATCAGGCTGCAAACGATAGCTTTGTTATGCCAATTAAGCAAGAAGTTGAAATCTTTGAAGACGAAGCTCTCCATCGATTCCAGCGACAGGGTTACTACGGAATGGCTGAAATTGGATTCGGCGTTCTCGATAACCGTAGAGTTTTAGCTGGTTCTTTCTAAGCTTGTAAGCTATTGGTAGACAATGAAGATCCTCCTTCGGGGGGATCTTTTTTTTGTTGTATAAATAGATATTTTGTGTATGTATTGTAGGAGGTGTATATGTTTAGTGTCGAACCATTTTCTGTATTACCAATGGGTGACGACGGGGCTGGGCCAAGAAAAGGTTCTATACCCGTGGTATACTTTATGAATAAGACGTTAACATTTCCTTTAAAGATAAATAAGGTTGCTGAATTTGATTCAAATGTCAATAGAGCATTAGAACTATCTTTGAATAGAAATACTGTTTTAGATTTCGAAGTTAGGAGATAAGAATGGCACAATTTTGTATAACTATTGCTGATAGTGATGTTGATAGAGTCATTACAGCACTTTGTAAGAACTATGGCTATAGTTCCACTATTCCCAATCCAGATTATAACCCGGATTTACCAGAAGATCCTATTACTAATCCTACCACTATACCAAATCCAGAAAGTAATTCCCAGTATGCTAATAGAATGACTAGGGATTTTCTAATGGACCACACTATGGCTTATGAATTAGAACTAGAAAAACAAAATGTCCCACAGCC